CAAGTTCGTTGACGAATCCGCGTCGGATCAGCCACTCCTTGTACTTCTGGTCGATGTAAGCGAAGTGAATCTTTTCGGGTGATTCATCTGCTTCTGCTATCCGCATAATGGGCATTTTGTTTGCGCTAATCATTTGTATGTCTCGATTGTGTGTTTGTAGTGTCGCTCGGCTTGGGTGCAGTTCCAGCAAAGGTCTTGAGTTCCGTTGCATCCGCACCCGAGAGATTTGAAAAGTACGCTGGCCAACCATTGGTATTCCGCGATGGCAGCTCGCAATGTCTCCACGTCCGTTTCTTCGGACATGGGTTTGATATTCTCGCTCATTTGACGACGAAGAGAAGGAAGTAGGCGCTGGCGACGACCATCCCCATTCCGAACGCCATGATGAGCAATTGCTTTAGCTCCTCGGGCGAGGGCGGACGATTGGCTTTGTGTATCACCGGCCACCGCCCATCGCGTAGTGGAGGATCAAAAGGGCGTCGCAGTTTTTGAGTGTGACGTCCAGATTCGGATACAGTTCCTGAGCTTTGCTTTTTAGCTTTCGCTTCCATTCTGGTCCGGTTTCGCATGATTTACGTCCTCCGAGTCCAAGTGGTTCTTGCCAGATTTTCGGCTCAACACGGTGGAGTGCGTAGCCTTGCGCGTAGCCTAGCCCCTGCACAATCCCGTAGTTCTCATGGAGCGTCGCCATGCTGGCCGACGACGTGAGTTTGCTCACGAACTTTGGCACCTTCTCGACCCACAGATGGGAGTCGGCCACTTTGAATCCTGCCAGTAATTGCGCCGTGTCAGGCAGCGACTCGGGCATTGGGAAGAGTAGTATTTCTTCCGACGTGCTGACCGCGAATCCGCCGCCCACACCCGGATCGACCGCAACGATTGTTTGGTTTGATTTCATTCGCTCAATATTATTTTCAGTAACAGAGAATAGTCACCTGCTCGGCAGCGATTCGAACCGCTGATTTCGTGTCTCCGCCCTCGCTCCACTTCTCGACCTTCACACGGCCTTTTACGCGCACCAGAGCGCCGTTCTGAATCTCGATGATCTTCTCTGCAACTTGTCCCCATGAGGACAGCTCGAACTCATCGAAGTCTTCGTGGAAGCGCCCTTCGTTGTCAGTCCAGTGACGAGCGATTGATATAACGCGGCGCACCATGAGCGAGCCGGTTTTGGTTTCGGTTTGCCGACTGATGCCGCGCAGTTCGCCGATCAGATAGACTACGTTCTCGGTGGGCGTGGATGTTTCGTTTGCTGGCGTGGATACACTCATTGGAAAATACAACCTAGTTCACGGTAGCAGGTCATACGCTTTTTAGCGTGGAATGCTCCGATGGGGTGAAACTTGTCAGAGAAATCTACGATTGTCGCGCAGTTCTTGGTTTCTGTTTTCCGCAATGCCCGACTCGCTCGCTGGATGGTCTTCTGCGACGACCGACCGCCGCTGACCATGATAAGCAGTTCGACGTTGGGCAGATCCAATCCTTCGTCGGCCAATGATGTGGCGATCATGGTTCGCAGGTTGCCAGCCTTGAATTCTTCCATGTAAGCGCGCCGGTCCTTCTTGCCGATCTTGGAATGGACGAGCCGAGAATTCGGAATCTGGTGTTCGTAGTCCTCTCCCAGCGTGATGCGCGGAATGAGGATGAGGGTCTGCATGTCGAGGTGTTCGACCGCGTAGTTTATGGCGTAGTTGTTGCGCTCGCGGTTCTGGCAGATGCCGATATCGACAATCGATTCCCAAGCGCACATCCGTTTGAGTTCATCCTCCCTGATCCGCATGTACTTGACGCGAGTGTTGAAGAGCCGGTCGATGTTGTCGTCGATCTTCTGCTGGATGTTGAGGTCTGTGGCATCGCTGATTTCGAGGTAAGCGTCGGCCAATGAATCGCCAATGTCGTTGCGGTTTATCTCGTAGGTGCGGTCGTAGAAGAGCGTTCGTGTCACCGCGTTGCGGTCTGGATCGTCGCCCCAAGGAGTGGCGTCAAAACCGTAGCGAAAGCCTTTGCAGGATTCGATGATGCGACGCCATCCGGCAGCAGGACTATGCTTTGCCTCATCCACGATCAGCACATCCTTTTGACTGAAGTCCACGGATTCGTGGGGACAGCGCACTTCGACAACCTCGTCAGGTACACCGGCAACACGGAGCGATGTGCGCGCTTGCTGGCATGTCTCGCGGGTTGGAGCAATCCAGCCAAACAACAAATCTGGTTGTAATTCGTAAAAATGCTTAATGATGCTCGCGGCAATCCATGTCTTGCCGCTGCCTGCCGGTGCAATGATCAGACCATCGCTAGTCTTGGCCCACTCTACTGCTTTTTGTTGGTATTCTCTTAGATTCATAATTTTAGGAAATTTGCCCCTCCGCCCACTGCTTCATAGCGAGCGAAGGGTTTTGTCCGCACCACACGGTGCGATTCGCCGTCATTCGTTCGTTGTACTGTCGGTAGAAAGCGCGCTCGATTGCGTCGTGGCGCACTTCTTGTTCAGCAACTTCCTTAACGCTTGATTGGCGAAAAATCCGATCTTCAAACCATTCTCGTCGCAATGTTTGCGAACCTCTTCGTGGAGCGCCGAGTCGATGGTGATAACTGTGTATTTGGCTGGTTTCTTCATGTGGGGAAATGTTTATTCGCAGGTGTAAATGGTGTCGGTTATGGGGTTGGTTGGATAATGAAGTCGAAGTTGGTTTTCCAAGAGTCGCCCAGGCGATTGTAGGTGTCGTGCTTGATCTTCCAAGTGCGCGGATCGCGGGTCGTCTTTGTGTGACGGCAGCGGATACGGACATCGATATCCTTGAGCGCCACGTTCCTCAGCCGGTCGTCTTCAGGCAGTTCGTGCAGGTGTTTCATGTCAGCAGGTGTTTGATGATCTGATTTCGCTCTTTGATCGTCGCTCTCAAGATGCTCTCCAGCACAACGTGAGGGTTGATTGTCGCGACGTGCTTCCACTCTGGATTGCCATCGATGCGCTTGGCTGTATCAAGACTTTCTACGCGGATCATGCCGTTAAATGCGTGGAGGTATATGAAGGCACAGTCTCTCATTTTACCTCCTTGTCCCACGATTGAATGGCTTCTTGAGTCCGACGAATTACTGAACCTTCTCCAGACGCAACTGTTCCGATGTATGAAGCGCAATTTCGGAGTTCATTACCAGCAGTCTCCAGCCGCTTAATACGTTCACGAAGCTCTGTTTTGTCCCGATCCAGTTCGCTTATCGTTTTGCAGTAGGCCACATGGGCATCGACTATATGACTCACAGCTTAACCTCCTTCTCATTCCACAGCAGCAAGTCCGCTCGCATTGCGTCGTTCTCCTGCTCCAGTTGTTTCACACGATCCTCCAGCTTGCGGACATCGAGAGCGATTGCGCGGAGTTGGCGGCGGTCGTCCCACCAAATTTGAATTGGTTGTTCGGCGATATTTAGGATTCGTTCTTCAATGCTCACGGCTTTGCCTCCTTGGCTTTGGTTTTTTTAATAGTTGTCACGATTTTGAACCTTATGATTCAGGTCGTTGTAGCGGTCGTTCCAATAAGACGCGCTGTCTTCCAGCCGCTTGATGCGGTCTTTAAGCCGCAGGTTTTCTTCATCCAACAATTGCTGCTGCCGGATGATTGAGTTTGCTGCGTTGAGTTCGCGTTCCAGCCTCCTGCACAGCATACCGAGGTCGCCTACGTTGTGAGCGGTGCTGTCGGATATAGGGGTGTCGCTCATTTACACTCCCTCGCTTTGAGCATTGCGTCGGCTAGTTGATAGGTGGCTTTGGAAATAGCATTAACATCCCAAGACTCGTATACTTTCCACGCTACTGGCAACGCCGCCGCCGCGAAGTAGTCACGCAGGGTCATGCCATCGTTGTGCTGTACTCCGACTGGTGTTGGAAACGCTGGCCCGTCGTTGATTGGTGCGCTCACGGCTTTGCCTCCTTGGCTTTGCGCCCTTGATCTTTGCGCAACGCATCTCGCGCAGCGTCACCTTCTGATCCATGACAATAGCAGTTTGAAACTGTATATTCGTACCAAGTAAGAGCTTCCTCCAACCGCTTGATGTGCTCCTCTTGCTCGCGAATCTTGGTGGCCTGTGGGTCGATTGTAGTCACCGTATTCGACGTTGGTATTGTGTAGTCGCTCATTTGCACTCCTTCCATTTGAACACTGCTCTTCCGCTCTGATCGGCCACCCATTCGGCGTGGCCTGCTTGGACTGCTTGCTGCTTCATATTGTCAATTCCGCTCACCTCTCCGCAAAGGTTTGACACTATGAATGCAAAGATAAACAAGATGACGCATGGGATTATTAACGGTGCATATTCTTTCATTTCGATTCCTCCCATTTACCAATCGTGCGGAGGAAAGCCTCTGCGCGTTGAGATGCGGTGGCGTTCCATTTCCACGATGATGTCGCCACATCGAGGTATTCGTCGTATTTGCAGGAAGACCAATCGTTCCGGCCAAACAACACCTTCTCCGCATCGTGCATGGCGTTGAGGTCGTTGAGGTAGTCGGGAATCCACCCATTATCAGACCAGATTCCCACTGTTATATCGTCGCCTTGATGCTTTACGTTTTTGACGATCCGTGGTGCTACGTTTGTCCACCCACACGCTTCCGCGATGGCTATTCGTTGTGCTTCTGGTGTCATTTCGCCTCCTTAGCTTTGCGCCAGTTTGATTGCTCCGTTAGTTTTTGAGCAGCGGCTTCTGTCGAGTCCCAGCGTGATGGATTGGAGTTTTCGCATAGCGCATCCCCCGCCTCCTCCAGCCGCTTGATGCGCTCATTGGCCGCGTTGAGTTCGCGTTCGATGCGTTTCATCTCACCAGTTAGGTCGTACATCGTAGCGTCAGGCTTGAAGTACGCAGCGTCTGTCCTCGGTGTATCGCTGATCATTTTCGTGGGGTCAGGAATATGATCGCTCATTTCGATTCCTCCATCACTCCACAGTGGAGCCATGTTTTGCCACCATCGATTGAGTGTTCGTATTTTTCACACCAATCCTTTCTGTTCTCTTCGCTAGATGTGCGGTCGATCAACCAACGTGTTTTGGGGTATTCACGATTCCTCGCCTGCATTCCCAGCGGCACCTCATCCGCAGTCCACGGGCGGATTGTAGCAATGGGTTTGATTCTGTATTGGGTGTCGTCCCAGCCCCACCGAGGGAAATGTACTGGTTCCCATTTTCCAACCGGACCTAAAACCTGTAGTTCCTTCCCATCCACAAATGCCTGCATCACGCGGATGCATTCTTTAGTTTCTTCGATGTTCATTTCGCCTCCTTCACTTGTTGCATCTGCACAAAGTCCAGTCGGTTCTCCTCGTTGACTGCAATGCCCCAGCCGTTGCGACGGCAGGACAGTTCGATTGCGCTGAAGACTTCGTTCATAACTGCGTCGGGCAGATAGATAGAAAGAAGCCCTTTGAATGTGATTCGATACTGCTCTTTGTCTTCTTTGATTGGTTTGACCATAGATACGTTTTTTAATTCTTAGGTTTTAGTTTCGAGCGTTATCTCGGAATGCGCTCCCCTCCGTGATGCGGTTCAGAACGGCTTCGGATCAAGCTCGTCGCCATCGACTTCGGTAACCGGAACCTCGCGCATGTTCTTGATGCGGAGCGTCTTCTTCGTCTCGCCGTTGACCATATACTCCTCAAAGCGAGTGGTGATGAGCAACTCCAAGCCGGTCATTGACTTCAAGAACGCCGCGTAGCTGCCCTTGACGCCAAGGAAGTCGTACTCGGTTCCATCTGGAACATTGTGCTTCGTCGCTGCGACAAGCTGATTGACGCGAAACCAGACATTCTCCTGGTTGATGAAGCGGTCAGTGATGGATGCGCCATCTTCAGTCTTGAATGTAACCTTACAGACCTCGCGGCCTTTGGCGTCTAAGGTTTCCTCGACCTTGGCTACGGTGACGGTGTAGTCGCCTTCGGCATTGATGTAGCTGCCTCCGGCATCCTTGCGGTTTACTGTGAACATAATTTATTCGGTGGTTAGTTTTCGGATTTATTCAAGACCCACTTAGGGCATGAAAGGGTTTGTGTCGCTGTTGGATAGGCTGGCCAACTGTCCAGTGCGCGGCATTCGTGCAGCGTCGAGATTGCTTTGCGTCGCAGATTCGCACCAGCCTGAAGCCATTCGGCATCCAGTCGATAGATGGCGACAGCATACGGAGCCTTACGCTCGACCGCCACGAAGATGAAGCTATCAGCGCCAGTCATCTCCAGATAGTGCGCGGCCTGAATGTGATAGCCGAACGATGCGATAGTTCGCAGGAAGGCTTCGGGCGATGCGTCGTCGGTCGTTTTGATGTCAACGAGGGTATGACCCTCGATCCACAGATCGGGACGCGCCTTAAGAGCGATGCCGGTTTCCTCGTCCTGAGCGAACACGCTGGCTTCGATCTTGTGCGGCAGATGAATGATGTCCCAGAACGGATGGCGACGGACACTGTTGGCCACGCCTTGCACATCGATGTCTTCAGCGTGAGTCAGGTGGATGCGCGACTTGTGTTGCTCCTTCCACGCTTTGCCTTCCTTGGTACGTCCGTCGATGTCCGGCGGAACAACGGCGACGACTTGCGAGTAGAGTTGCGGCTCTAGTACAGCGGTATGAATCGCCGTACCCATCTGCATGGCCTTGCTCGGCTCCTGATGCTCCTCCAGCGCGGCTTTGTAATGAGCCGGGGACTTAAGGATCTTCGACATCATGCTCTTGGAGAGAGCATCAACGGCGTGATACTTCTCCGCTGGCATGTCGAGGTTGACGTGTTGGTTGAGAATGCTCATTCGGTGGGCGGGTTAGCGAACGCGGTTGCTTTGGTAATGAAACCACTCGCATCAGCGAGGATCATGTTGGCCACCTTCGTGGATACATCGCGGAAGTTTTGGCCTTCCTTGATGAGGTTCTTGCTGACGAGGAACGCATTGGCGATATCAGAATGTGGCTCAAGGATCTGCTCCAGTTTCTCAACGAGCGAGAAGGCCGGTTCCGGCGTCACGTTGACCGTCTGGCGCGTCGTAGCGGTGATGGTGGGTGTTGGTGAAGGGTTGGAGAAGTCGGCTACTTCTTCAGGCGAATATCTCCCTTGAGTGATTCGCGGATCGAGCATTCGCGTCGCCTTCGAGATGACACGCGCTCGCAGCATCTCAGCGGGGAACTTTGCCCAACCGCTGCCAGCCTTTGCGGGGAGCAATCCGGCCAGCTTCGCGTCGTCGGAGGTGAACGATACGCGGACCTTCTTCACGCCCTTCGAGAAGTCGGCGATGGCGGCGACTGCGTCGAACTGAATCCAGTCGATGTCCCAACCGGCGTCCATCAAACCAGCGAGCATAGACTCGCTCTTCATCGTGATGTTGCCTCCAATGAGATGGTTGGACTTCTTCCAGCTCAGCGGAGTCATCCGGCTGGCGATGCACTCAAGAGCGAGGACATAGCCTTGCTCGGGTTTCGTCGCACCAAACATGCCAGAGTGCGCGATCCAGTCACCAAGCTGCTTGACTGAATCAAGCGTTGTACAAGCTCGGGAATAGAACTCTCCGTCAGGACTGACTGGCGGTTGCGGTTGCGTTGTCGGAACTAGGTTGCTGCTCATTTGTATTCTCTTGTTGTTTCTTTGTTACTCTTTTGTAGGGGTTCACTGCTCCGGTTGTCGCTCGACTTTGTAAAATCGCGGCGATGTCGGACTCGGTGAACAAGATTCGTCGGCCAATCCTTCTATGCTGGACGCCGTCATGGCGCACGATCCGCCGTAGCGTTTCGGTGCATATCTGGAGCATCTCTGCTGTGGCCTTTGCGGTATAAACTTTCACTTGATAGAAATCGACAGCGTTCGGGTGTTAACTTGGGAAACCACTGAGTAAACCCGTCGAAGCCTCTCGCTCCGCTCTATGCCCGAACGCTGAAAAGGGGCTGCAATCAGGTGTTCAGTCACGGGCGAAAATCCACTAACACCCTGTCGCGAGTTCCCTTCGCGCTCTAAGTCTGATTGCAGAAAATTGGTCATTGTTGCGGACGTAGCCTCGCAGTTGTCTCAAGTCGT